TGCACCGTATGAAATACCTACATATTGCTGTAGGTCTCTAGGTACGGTATTGGGTCGCGTTAGTAACGCATCGATTAAAGATTCTTTCATCTTAGTCTCCTAGCCCTAAAAAGAGCGGTTAAATTTATTAAAATTACTCGTAAAAACAAGTAAATGACTTATAACTATAAATCATACTATTATATTAGCACCTTTTTGTGTATTGTCAACCACTTTTTGAAATATATTTGCAAAAAGATATAAATAGTAGTGCATATATGTTTACAACCCCCATAGGAGACTAAATGGCTAAGTCCTTAAGTTATTTCGATTTCGTGGTCGGATCCCACGATCTTTACCAACGTTATCAAGATGATTGGAAATTAGCAGTAAAGAGCTATTATGGCGGCGTAGAATACCGCAACGGTAATTATCTTAAAGCATATGAAATTGATTATTCAACACCAAGTGATATAATCAATACATATGATATAGACGACAGTGGCAATCAAACCGCTGTTTATAGAACCAGTGTACAACCAGTTAACACTAAATCAGAAGCAGATCACGGCACGCAATATGCCAGCAACTTTTATACAGAAAAATTACAGAATGTTCCTGTGTTACCTTACACAAGATTGTATGTAAGCGAATACAACGCAATATTATTTAGAACACCACCTGTAAGAGAACTACCAGAAACACCAGAAGTAGAAGAATTTGAAAAGAATTGCGATGGTGAAGGTAATTCATTAAATGAATTCATGAGTATGGTAGACACATATACTACAATATATGGTATAGTGTGGGTAAGTTGCATCAAGCCTGCAGGCAGTGATATTCCTGTATGGAAAATGCATTCACCATTAGATGTTACTAACTGGAGTTATGGTTACACAATAGATGGTAAATTAGAATTAAACAAATTGGTAGTTAGAATAGCAACAGAACCAGAAGTAGAAATATTCCAATACTTTACCAAAGACACAATAGATACAATATTTGTTCCTTACGATGATGATGCAGACTTTGAAGTACCAGAGGGTGCAGAATTCATGGAAGGAGAAGACGGAGAAGGTCTTTACAAGATTTCCCAACCTAATGAGTTAGGGTACATTCCTGTAAGACCCGTGTATCAAAGTACTAAAATATATAATGGTGTAGGACATACACCTATCTTTGATATCGCTCAGTTACAGAGAGCCAATTACTCCTTATATGGAGACTTGTATGCAATACAGTCATATGGCGCCCACCCAGTTACAGTATGTGACGAATCAACATTGCAACAAAATGACTTTTCTGTATCGGCGGAGCCCGGATCGGTAATTAGTGTACCGGCTGGACTTGCGGGCGAACCTAATTATGTGTTCAAATTTGAAGCACCAAGCATGGACAGTTACAAAGAACTAAAAAGCATGGTGGATATGAACATAGAAAAAATGAACCAAGTTGCAATGATTAGAAGTGATGAACTAATTAAAGCAAGTAGAAGCGGTGTTCAAATAGAGTATTACGACAGTAAATTAGAAGCGTTTATCAGAAAGAAAGCAACAAGCCTAGAAAACGTAGAAGCAAATCAGTTGTGGCCAATGTGGTTTGACTGGATGGGATTACCTATGCCAGATGATTTAACAATCAGTTACAACAGATTGTATTCACAAAGAGGCTTAGAAAATGAATTAAAAGAAATGGATATGCTTATTGATGCATACACACGTTATCAAGCAGTGTTTGGTGCAGACGTAGAATATATAGTAGAAGAATATCCAACACAAGAACAAGCAGAGGCTCGTGCAACGGAATTGGGCGGGTCAGGTAGTCACAGTCATGAACAAGAAGATGGAACTGTGGTTTACATGCCTTTTGCAACACATGAAGAATATGAACTTGTTATGGAAATGAAAACAGGTAGTGATGCTGAAGAAGGCAACTTTAAAGAAGATTTAAGAGAAAAGATCAAAGATAGATTAAATCAATTGATCGAAGGAACATATTCACAAAACAGCCTATAAGGCTGGTAGGGTGTAACATAAGAAGTTGCACAAAAATTACGCATACTTCTGCGATTAAAGGAGAAAAAAATGGAAGACACAATCCAAGAAAACACGGCAGTTCAGTCCGATAACACTGAAACGGTAACAGATTCCGCAAAACCTGTTGACAATATTGTCACAGATACAAAATCTGATAATATTACAACACCAAGTGTTGAGACCAGAGACGGTAAATTATTTGTTGATGGCGTTCGTGTTTATACACGTGATGACACAAACAAGATTGCCGCAAATGCTAAAAAAGAAGCAGAAGGTCGCTTTCTAAGTGAACTTAATGTGGATAGCATTGAAAATGTTAAAAGTGTAGTTCAAACACTACAAGAGACTACTCCAGAAGCAGGTCTTAATGTTGAATCGTTAAGAGATGCTGTTAAGAAAAGAGAAGCAACTGTAGAAGAACTAAAAGCACAAGTAAACAGTCTCAAAACAGATTTGTTGTTGAAAGACCATATGAGTAACTTGCAATCAGCAATGCCAAGCAATTGGAACGCTGATCAAAAGAATGCTGTAGTTAAGTTAATGAAAGCAGACGGCATGTTGGCAGTAGAAGGTGATACTTTTGCTATTAGACAAGGCGACAATTTCTTAACAACGGATGGTGAAACACCAGACTATGCTAAAGCAGTCGAAGTTGTAGGTAAACAATTAGGTCTTCAATTCGGCAAAAAAGGTGTTGATGTACAGTATGGCGAAACAACTACCGATGTTTCATCTAAGACTGCAAAGCCTATGGATGAAAACAGAGTTACTAGCGATGCTGAATACAGAGCGGCGTATTTACAGATACGTCAGTATCAACCAGGAGTATCCAGGAGTGATATAACCGATGCAATGGTTAAGAAACAAATGGAAAAAGCTCGTGGTCGAATAAAATATTAAAATTGTCATAATATAACAGGAGAATACAATGGCAGGTACATCAAGTAGTTCAATTCAGCAACTGTATTCTGATATTAATGCGGACTTAATTCCATATTTCATGGACGCAGTCTTACTTCCTAATCAGCAGTTGATCCTGAATTCATATGTTATTAGTGGACAAAGTGGTGATACACTAAGAATTCCATTAACTAACACATATAGTGACGCAGTTACAGTGACAGAAGGTGCTTCAATCGTAGGTACAGCAGATTCACAAAGTAACTTAGTCCCATTAGCGGCTAACATCACAGTTGGCAAAAGAGGTATTGCAACAGATGTTTCAGAAGAAGCATTAGAAGACGGCGGTATCGACGTAGTTAGAAATGCAGTCTTAACTAGACTATCAGGTGGTTTAGCACAAGCAACAGACGTTGCTGGTTTTGGCGTTGCTAAAGCAGGCTTTACAACTCACACTGATACAGGTGAAGGCGGATCTAACGCGGCTTTCGATACTAACTTCGTTTTCTCACCAGATGCAATGGCCTATGCAGCCAAAAGAGAACCTGTGGTCAAGATGTGGTACAACCCAGACACAGACGTACACGAAATGCGTGGTACTGTGAGAAACGGTTTTGCTACATTAAGAGCTGGCTTTGGTCAAAAAATTACATCAAGAAAAGGTGTAGGTAATGCGGCGGCTAACTTAGTTGCAATCGCAAAAGGTGTTTCTAACTTAAGAACACAAAACGCACCTACAATGGATGGCGGTTTCTATGCAGGTGTTATTTCACCAGCATTTGAATTTGCTATCAACGAACAGATCGCACTAGCAGGTGGATCAACAATCGGATCACTATCTGATGTTGGTAACAGAGCATTGCTACAAGGTCTAATTGGACAAGCGGCAGGTTGCTTGTTCTTCAGAAGCAATAACTTACCTGACGCATCTTAAGGAGCGATAATGGCATTTATAACGGTAGGTGGACAAGTAACTAGTTACGCAGAGTATACTGACGTACTACAAAAAGACCAACGACTTTTAGAAAGCAACGAGATACTAGTCCCAGCAGAAAGTGGTTTCACTGACAAAACGGACTTTATTGAAGACTTGCTTACTAAGTCAACCGACCGTATCAATACCAAAATTAAGGCCTCTACATGGTGGAGAGCCTATTTGGCCTATACTGGTACTAGTGTTAGCAATCCTGCACTAGTACCGGATTTTAATCCTAATAAGATTAAAACCAGGAAACAAGATTTTACAGACATGTGTGTATACTATTGTTTTAAAGAATACTTGTTACCACTAATTGCTGACTTTAGTATAGAAGAAAATGCCGAAAGGCAAAAGATCACATACTATGAAGGCAAGTTCAATGATATATTCAATGAACTATTAGATATGGCTGATTGGTATGATGCAGACGGAGATGGTACTGTAGAAGACAGTGAAAAAGCATTCAGTTACAGACCATTAAGAAGAAATCGCAAACGTGTAACGTTGACTAAGGTTAGATAATGATCAGAGACGATTTAATCACTCAGATCACAACTAACTTGACCAGTTATACTGAATTCAACGTGGTTAGTGATTTACCTTATGATGCAAGTGGGCAACCACTGTATCAAAAGAACTTCAAAACCGTTTATATTGACGAACAGAACGATACAAAAACACAACTGTATAGAACACTTGACCAAGGTGAAGTGTTTCAAACAGACACAGTTGTGAATGCGTATGTTACTGTCGATGCTAAAAATCAACCTAGTGATATAGATAATGTTATAACAGGCATCCTCAATGCTAAAAGTGTTGTAACAAATACTCAGTTAAATGAGGCAACTTATGAGACTGAAATTGAGGATGATTATATAACATATACTTTCGAGTATAATTTTACTAATGTTTAAAGGAGAAAACAATGGCAGGAGTAATTAATGTCACAGCAGGTTCACAAGCGATCCTAGTGCTAGGTAATACAAGTGCATTAGCAATTCCAGGAGCCGCAGGTTCTTTGGAAGTGCCTTTGATGCAAGACCTTACTTTAACAACTTCTCCAGGTACAGTTAGATATTCAACTCTAGATAGTACAGCCTCAAGTGCTTTTACTACAGTTGTTGAAAACGGCGTATCAGGTAGTATGTTGGTAGATGATGATGTGTTCTTTGGTTTATCAAACGCAACTAACAGTGTTGCAAATGATGGACTTTGGACAACTTCAAACAGCAAAAATGAAATATTCTTCAGTGTTGCTTTTGAAGGTGCCGATTCAGGTGATTATTATCTAACAGGTAAAGGCTTTATTGGTGGTTTAGCCCCAAGTGCTTCAATCGACCAAGCAGTCTGGATTTCACCGTTAGAAATTACAGTCAACGGAGACTTAACTAAGTCAACAGTGTAATTTAGTGAACTAAATGACTATGTAACACCTCTCTTAGGAGGGGTGTTATACTATAGGAGCAGATATGAAACATAAATGGTTAAGAAATTTCGATAGCGAAGGTAATTGGACTAAACCAGAACGTGTTATTGTGGTAGATGGTGTAGAACATGATCTAGATGAATATGCAAAAGCACACGGTGTAGAATTACCAGGCAAATCAAAACCAAAAAAGAAAAACAAGGTAAATAGTTATGCAGATATGGAACAATCATTCGATTCAGGAGATACTGAAATCGATGGAGATGGAGATAGCGAAGAGTCAGAATGAACTCCGCTGTGCCAAAGCAGATGTTGAAAAAGCATCTAAAAGGATATCATTTTGTTTAAGTGCTATCCACAATATAAAAGATAGATTAGAAAAGGATATGTAGATATGAAATTAAAAGATTTAGCAAGTAAACCTCAACTTACAGAAATAATTATTGATAATGAAGATATTGTCAAAAAATATGGCGATTCATTATCATTTTATGTCCACGACAGACTTCCAATAGAAACATATACAAAATTAGCCAGTGTCAAATCAGATGATGCAGGCGAAATGTATTCACTTATAAAAGATTTAATCCTAGATGATGATGGATATCCAGTAATGAGTGAAGGTAATGTGCTACCTATGGATGTAATGAGTGCGGCCATATATAAGGTTACTGAAAGCCTGGGAAAGTAACAGAAACACCTGTATATGATTCCAGAGAAAGTCAATTGTTACTAACAATTGATGGCATGGCTCAAAGATATGGTTTATTACCAACAGAAGTTATGCAAAGAGCTACTACTTACGATATGATTATATTTTACAATTCAAATTTAATCAAAGTAAGAGAAGAGAAGAAAGCAAAAGGCGAAAGTGTTGCTGATACATATAGTCAAAATAGTATAGAGCAAATGTATCAAGATTTTAAAGAGAGAAAAAATGGGAATGAAAGTAAATGATCGACTTTTTCGAAAGAAGATCAAAAAGTTACAACGTTTTATCAAAAACAAATTACCTACATTAGCTCTCGCAGAGTTCAAAAAGAATACTCCTATAGATAAAGGCAATGCTAGACGTAAAACAAAATTAACTAAAAAAATAAATGGATTTAAGATCACTGGTGATTATCCATATTCAGGTGTTATAGACAGAGGAGAATATCCAAATCCTCCGAAAGCAGGTACAGGAAAAACCAGAGGTGGCTATAGTACACAAGCACCTAAAGGTATAGTAGATCCGACATTAGATTATATAGAAGATCAAATGAAAAGAGTAACGAGGAAACCATAATGGCAATACCAATTAAAGCAGTACTAACAGTAGGTACAAAAACATTTACAAAAGGCATAGGAGTAGCAACTAAGTCGTTAGGCTTTTTTGCCGGTGCAATTAAAAATGTTACTATTGCATTTACTGCCTTTGCAGGTGTTGTAGCCGCATTTACCTTAAGGCAAGTAGCATTAATCGATAGGCTAGGCAAAGTATCCGATGTTATTGGTGTTAATGTCGATACGTTACAGAAATTTAGATTTGCGGCAGAACAAGCCGGCGTCAGTACGGATCAGGCAGATGTTGCCTTGCGAAGATTCTCACGTAGATTAGGTGAAGCCAAAAGAGGCACTGGTGAATTATTACCAGCACTTAGACGTTTAGGTATTGATGTAGAAAGTTCAGCAGGTAGAAGCAAAAATGCAGAAGCAGTGCTATTGGAATTTGCAGATGCACTTGTAGATGTAGAAGACCAGTCACAAAGACTAGCACTTGCGTTTAAGGCTTTCGACTCAGAAGGTGCTGAACTTGTTAAAACATTAGCAAATGGTAGTGAGGGTCTAAGAGAATTATTCGATGAAGCAGAAGCATTTGGCTTAGTGTTAGACAGAGAAGCCATTGCTGGTGTAGAAGAATTCAATGATTCATTAAATTTATTATATAGAACATTAGACAGTCAAGTTAAAAGAGTTATTGCAGAATTAGCCCCTGCATTGATGGAGTTCTCAACTGGACTAGCAATCAATATAAAAGATGCCGCAGAAGCAGCCGGTGGTTTTGATCAATTGGCAAAAACCATTAAGAACCAAGTAGTTGGTGTCATGATTACATTCATAGAAGTGTTAGAAAGATTAGCACAAATATTCACAGTGGTTGGACGTGGTTTCATGGCGTTAGTCAGAGACATGATGGATGATCCGTTCATAGGATTGGGCGAAGGAGCCAGAGAAGCATCTAAAGAGTTCAAAGAATTAGATGAACAAATAAAAGCAATATTAGAAAGAGAATCAATTGGTACTAATTTTATTACTGGTTTAATGGATCTTGTTGGATTTGGAGAAGACGCACAAGATACTTATAGGAACTTTGCGGCAGAATTCAATAAAATATTTAGTGGTTCACAAAGTGATAGAAACAAAGCATTAGCAGATATAGAAGTATTAATCAAAAGAAGAGCAGAACTACTAAAACAATTCCAAGGCAGAGAACAATCATTGTTCGGTGATTTACCAGATTTTAGTGATCTTATAGAAAAATTAGAAACACTTATAACACCAGTAGAAGAAGTAAATGAAAAAATAGAAGAAACAGTCGTCAAGGGTGAAAAGATGGGTATGACATTTGCCAAATTCCTTGACATGGTGTTTGATCAAAATCGTGTAACAAAATTCTATGATGTTGTTGACAGCGAAAATGCAACGTTTATGGAAAAAATAAAAGCCGCAATGGATTTAATCTTTGGCGGTATAAAAGATGGTGTTATGGACTTCTTCGATAGAATTAGTGAAAAGTTAAAAGCCGCTGGTGTTGGTGATGCAATGAAAACATTAGAAGATGGTTTTGTGAAAGCAGTAGGCATGTTCGAAGATTCATTAGCAAATGCTATTGTACAAGGTAAAGCAGACTTTAGTGCTTTAGGTGATCACATAAAACAAGTACTTGCAAAAGCACTAGTACAGAAGTTCATTACTGCACCTATTATGGGTATATTTGGACTTGCAAAAGGTGGTACAGCAAAAGGTGGACAACCATACATTGTTGGTGAAGAAGGACCAGAATTGTTTGTGCCAGGACAAACAGGTACAGTTGTGCCTAATGATCAATTGAGAGGCAGTGGAGGTATGGGTGCCGCAACAGCAGTAACATACAACATCAATGCCGTAGATGCACGTTCATTTAAACAGTTAGTTGCACAAGATCCAGAATTCTTGTTTAACGTAACACAAGCAGGTGCTAGGAGGGTTCCAGGATAATGGGTATACAAACAATTATAGACAACGCAACTTATATTAACTTTGAACATAAGAAAACAACAGCACAAAGCATTTCACGTAGTGGTAGATTGCTTACTGCAGAACTAGCCAGTGCTGTACCATTCAAGTTCACAGTAGGTATGCATGAAGGTTTAACATATAGTGAAAACAGAGATTTATTAGCAGATATCGATGTGTTAGATTTAACTGTAGAAGAAAACATTGATATAGGTAGTACAAACAGTGGTTTGAATTATATAACAGGTTATCAGGGTGATAGTAGTGGTATAGGCAGTGTTACTGTAAACGCCGCTACAGGTAATGGTGGTGCAAACATTTATTTAAATTGCACCAGTGCAGGCTCAGGAAACATACTGTTCAAAAAAGGTGACTTTATACAACCAGGTAGTGGTTATCGTTATCCTTACATAGTAACAGCACAAGTAAATCATACAACTGGATCCAATGTTACTGTGCCTGTACACAGACCTGTAATAAATCAAGACAGTTATTCATTTAGTGGCAAAAGCCTCAAAGTAGGTGTTGACGTAGACTTTAATGTAAAGTTGATACAAAAACCGTCATACAGTGTCATACCACATGATAGAATAGCATTTAGCAGAGATTTTGAACTTATTGAAGTTGTAAGAAAAGAGGACGGTTAATGGCAACAACCATAACAGAAGTACAAGGCAACAATATCAAACATGCATTGTTGATTGATTTAACTCTTGACGGCACAACGTACTATATTTCAAATGCTTATAAAAAGATCACTTACAACACAAATACATATACTGAACTAGGTGCATTGTTACAAGTAGGTGATTTCACAGAAGATTTAAAAACCACAAACGGTGACGTACAAATTGCATTAGCAGGTATACCCAGCAATCAAAATTATGTTAATTTGGTTTTAACCACACAAGTAAAAGGTGGAAATGTAACCATATATAGAGCATTCTTAAATGATGATTATTCTGTTAGTTCAGTGTATCAACGTTATAAAGGTGTGATTACTAACTATGCATTAGAAGAAGATGAAGACCTAATAGAAAGTCAAATCACAAACAGAGTAACTGTTACAACAGCAAGTATCAATACAATATTAGAAAATAGAATAAGTGGACAAAGAACTAATAGTGTAGATAGAAATAAATTTTATCCTGGAGACGGCACATTCGACAGAGTACAAAAGTTACACAATGTTAACTTTGACTTTGGTAGAGAATACACAGGCGGCACCGGCTACGGCGGTGGCGGTGGCGGTGGCGGAGGCCGTGGAGGCGGTGGTGGAGGCCGTGGAGGCGGTGGTGGTAGAAACCAACAGTTGAGATAATATGATTAGAAGTGCAACATTACAAGATTTTGATAGGATTATGGAGTTGATGATTAATTTTGCTAATCACTCTCCGTGGGCGCCACATCACAATCCAATGTACAATGATCATTATGTTAGAAATTTATTAACATCTTTCTTAACACAAGGATGCATATTGGTTGCACAACCCCAATCTAACCAAACGCCCCAACCGGACCAAATACAAGGTATGTTGATTGCAACAACAGTAAGTGATCCATGGTTACCACATGTAAAAACACTAAAAGAATTAGCATGGTGGGTAGAACCAGAGTATAGACACACGTCAATGGGTTACAGATTGTTACAAAAATACATAGAATGTGGTAAAAAGATGGTAGAAAAGAACATGGTGCATGGATTTACTCTCACAAATATGAGTATTTCACCGGACTTTGACTTAGAAAAACGTGGCTGGAACAAAGTAGAAACAAATTATGTATATGGAGATGTGTAGATGGCAGTATTTACAGCAATAGCAAGTGCAATCGTTACAGCAATAGGTGTCAGTACTGCAACTATTATCGGTTCACTTACATGGGCAGGACTTGCCACAAGTATTATTGCAGGTGGATTAGCAGTTGGAACTGCTAAAGTATTAGGTGTATTCAAACCACCAGCATTACAGCAAAGCAAAGATCCAGGTGTTAAAATACAATTACCACCAGCAACAGACAACAAAGTACCAGTTATGTATGGTAGATGTATTGCAGGTGGACTTATAGTAGATGCAGGTATCTCAAATCAAAACGACACAATGACTTATGTGTTGTTGATCAGTGAAGAAACAGATGGTGGTGCTTTTACTATTCAAAAGATATACAGAGGTGACCAAACACTTAATTTTGGTTCAGGTGCAAGTGCTCACATAGTACAAAGTGTTACAGACACCAATGCAACAGCAAGTAACAAAGTACAAGGCAAAATGCGTTGTAGAGTATATGCAGGTGGTACTGCATCAAGTAATCAAATATTCCCAACAGGCGTAGGTGTAACACCAGTAGCGGCTACTACTATGTTAAACACAATTACTGGTAGTACAAATTATGATGATTTGGTATATGCTATTTTCCAAGTTGACTATGATCCAGAAGAAAACCTAGTAGGATTAGATCAAGTACAATTTGATATACAAAACAGTCTAAACGAACCTAGTAATGTGTTATTAGACTATTTGCAAAATAGCAGATATGGTGCAGGCTTAACTGCCAGTGATTTAGACACTGCTACTTTTGATGATTTATATGATTATTCTACAGAACAAGTAGCATACACAACATCACTAGGTGCACCTGCTACACATGATAGATGGCAAATAGACGGAATGTTGTCAACATATCAAAGTGTTAAAGATAACATCGATATATTGTGTCAAAGTTGTAGTACGTTCTTTACATACAATCCTAAACAGGGTAAATTTGCAGTTGTGCCAAACAGAGCCGCAACAGCAGGTGAAAAAAGTTCAGCATTTGTGTTTAATGATGATAATATTGTTAGTTCAATAACAATTACATCACCAGAATTATATTCATACTATAACAGTATAGAAGCAGAATACCCTAACTTGGTACAAAAAGATCAAACAGATGTGGTTATTATTAACACTGCCGCAGGTGATAGAAATCCAAATGAACCAGATAACAAAATAGACGCAA